TTTTCTTTTGGATCTTTTTTGGATTCGTTATCTACCAGACATTTATAGATGAAGTTTTCAGCTTCCTCTTTAGTCATAACCAATAGATAGTTCAGAGTAAAGTTTTAGTCTGTTAACTACTTCTTCCATACTGAAACCACGCTCTATAGTTTCATCACCAAAAGCAAGGTCAGAAACTTCTCCAATAAAATAATGTATTTTAATTGGATCGCTCCACGCACTATCTAGCGGAAATTCTGGGTGTTTTTGTTTATATTCCATATCTCTCCGTTAGCTCGTCTACATCTTCTGTAGCTAACTGTTGCTTACATATTGTGATTAATATGTTGCAAGCTTTATGGACATAATAATGTCCCTCTATGGGAAATAATTCCTTTAACTTAGTCATCATACCGACTAAGATTTTAATTTCATTCATAGTGACAGTTAAATGTCTATCACTACTTTGATCAAGTGGATCGACAGCCATAATAATTGTGGTTAATGGACATTACAATATTACACTAATCGCCTTTAATATGCAATATCAAAATTCTCACTCATAATTCTCACTAATAATTCTCAGAATTTCATTCATTATTGACATTCATCAGCCACTAGATAATGTTGGATCGTTCATTCATTATTTTTCATTCATCATGGTATCGCACATTCATAAATTTTTTAAACATAGTCATGTTTCTATCCCTATACAGGATTTATTTTTTATTTTAATTGTTCTACAAAAAATATCAAATAATTATAAAAATCAATTTTCAGAAAATTTAGTTTATAGATCAGACAAATTAATAGATAAAATATTACTTAAAATAGAGTTAAGTTAATTGGTTGCTATCTCATATATATTAGTGTAATATTTTATATGTAATCTATTTATTCAACACCCATGAATTACAACTCAGACAAAATTGACACTTTAGTATCATTTACTGAAAATGATTTAAGAGTGGATCGACCTTATCAAAATGACAACTTTACTAGAACAAATTTAGGGTATCAAAGACAAGGTAACGAAAATTTAATAGCTACACCATTTAACAGAAATGATGATTTAGCTACTACTTTATTCAAAACTGGAATTTTAAACGATCCTGAAGTGTTACCAACATTTACAAAATACAAAGATGTATCTTATGAATGTCCAAACAGAAAATCTATTTTTAGTAGGAGATTAAATAAGGTAATTTCTACAGTATCCAATACATATGAGCTAGTAAAGCATGATGTAATTTTAGATGCTATACAACCGAACTTAAATTTTTTAGAGGTAGAGCATGTAATCCCTATGAATAATACAGCTAGAGTTTTCATTATATGTGCTATTAAAAATAGTGATATGGAAGTGTCTAGTGGCGATGCTATCCGTAGAAGAATGATTTTTGTTAACTCAATGGACGGAAGTTATAGCTTCAAAGTGATTCAATCGGACGTGCGATTATGGTGCTTTAATCAAATGGGGTCTATCCAAAATTCTAAAAATAAGATGGTTTTCAAACATTCAAAAGGTGTTAACCAGTACTTAAAAAATCTACCTGAATTTTTATCTTATCAGCGTGACGATTTAGCAAATTCTATAGAAGAATTTAAGGCAATGCGAAATACTAAATGTTCTAATGAAATGTTAAAGGATTTATTCTTACATAGTTTTCAAGATAAATTAACAGGTCAGATAACAGACAAAGAAACGAAGTTAAAGAGAAACAAAGAATTTAAAGATATAAATAAAGAGTGGATCGACATTAAAAGAAACTTTGAAATCGAAGCTAGTGGCAAGCAACCGAATGTTTTTAACGCATTTAACGCTATAACCGAATATGAGACACACTCAGAGTCTAGTAGGGTTGATTCTACAGAAAGTGCAAGAATAAGGTTTGAGTCGCTTATGAGAGGTCGTTGCCAAGATAGAATTTTAAAGGCACGTAAAGAGTCTTTGAGACTTTCAACAATAGGGGTATAAGACTATGTATGAAACATTCAAATCATTAAAAAATAACGATAGGATCAAAGTTTCATTAATAGATTCTATGTTTGGTAGGAGGGAAAAAACTCTCATCGTTGGCCGTAGAACTCATTCAAAGAAATATAATGTTGAGAAAGTGGCATTATATCAAGTAAATAAAGATGGATCGCCGTGTAAACATTCATGCAAGTTTTATTTTTATTATCGACCTGATTCTGATTTATTAACTTTAGCAATGGGTGATATGGGTTGCTCATTAAAAGGTATAGAGGTTTTAACTACTGTCTAATAGATTATGTATTTTTTAAATAAAATTCGATTTAAAAACTCTCATTATGGATTGTTTGATATTGGCTCTAATTGGCAAGCTAAAAATCATTCAGACTTAATAAGAAAAATTGAAGCATTCATTCATCAAAAAATTATTTTTATTGAGTATCAAAAAACCATTCAAAATGAAATAAGTTGTATTGATACTTTTAATTATTAATAATTTTTATAATCCTAGTGTAAAAAGCTAGGATTTTTTATTGTCTTATGTGAGTCTAAGTGAGATTGTAATAATTTAATGAATATTTAGGTATATTTGTACCTTTAAAAATTGTAGTTATATCAATACATAAAGGTTCTTTTTTATTTGTTATATAGTACAATAGTAAAGTAATAAACATCCACACTATTATGAAAAATCCAAGAACTTTAAAAGATTTTGAAAATGATCCGAGGGTTTCAAGTATTCATCAAGAATATAACGATACTTTAGATTATTGGATATATCTAGAATGGCCTTACAACTGTGAGCTTATGGACTGTCCCTCTATCCATGAACACACTTTGAAAGAATGTTCAGATGTTTTTAAGTCTGTTGTTTTAGATTATGAATATTGGATATTTGATTATTTTATTCCTGAGAAACCTAAACATCTAGATATTAAAGAAAATCATCAACTATCACTAGATGATTATAAGAAACAATTAGAGTATCAGGAACAAATGAGAAATTACAAAAAATCAGTTTCAAAATCTATTAATGAATGCTTGAATCATGCAAAATTAAATAAGGATCAAAAATCACTTAATAGATTATATGCTTTAGGCCATGAATTATCTGTTAATGATAGATTCCAACCTGATAGAGAATGGATCGCTAAACATTCTTAAATTATTTACTTATTAAAAAATTCATTCAATTACTTATTATGGAACTAACAATTAAATTAAACCTTGATAAAAATGTTCATTCAAAAAATGAGCTTATCGAAGCTTCAAAATATTTAAAATTACTTTCTCAACATTTTGAAGTTAATCTCATTCAAAAAAAGGGAACATTAGGAAAGGATAAAACCTTTTTTTCATTCAATACCGATATGCCCATTAATGATAAAAGAGAAAATGAAATTGGATTTTATCGAATAGATAAAAAAGAAAAAATAAAGGATATTACAGAATCAGAATTAATGGAAGATTTAAATAAATGGTCAAGAAAGCATTTCGGATATACGAAAAATGGATATTTTCATTTCGATGGTAAGAAAACAAAAATAAATGATGATGATGATTTTGATGAATGGGAAGATTAAACAAAATTAGCTCTGGAACTAATTAATTAATAGCTAGATTCTTAATTGAGTCTAGCTTTTTTAATGTTTGATAATTGAATAATTTTAAAGTTGTTAATGTAGTATTGCACGTTTAAAATTTAGAATTGTTTGATTCTTACTTGTGAGATTCTGTAGTTATATCAATTGATTTGAAGTCTTATTCTGTGAGATTGTATAGAAATTTTAGAAAAATGATAGTTTTTAAAGGTTTTTAATGTGATAATTTACTACTGTTATATAGTATAAATTATGTTAAAATAGATATGAAAACTACTTAATTTTTTCTTATGACTACCCAAATCACAGAACAAAATCAACTAATTGGAAAAGGTTTACATGATGACTTTCCAGCAATTTGTATTCAGGATTATGAGACAAATAAATTTGTCTGGTTTAATGTCTACGAGATTTTTCAAAATTCAAATGACTTAGAAGAATTTCAAGAACACATGACCAAAGCAAGAAAATCAATTTGTATAGATGAATGGTTTTATTCTGATTGTCAATATCTACATTCTATTTATTCAGAGAATATGAGTGATGAAACTTTATTTGAATATTTAGAGAGTTTAGATTTAGCTATTTATGAGGGACACTCTGTATCTTTGCATGAAGAATTTATAGGAGCATTTGGAGAATCTTATTTTGGTTCTTTACATGAAATGTATTATGGGGAATTTGATAGTCAAAAAGAATGTGCGGAAAATTATGTTGAAGAAACTATTGACCTCGATAATGTTCCTGATCTAATTAGTAGCAATATTGATTATGAAAGTCTCTACCATGATCTATATTTCACAGAAGTTGAAGCAAATAAGTCTACTTATTATTTTCGTAATTATTAATTCTTTTTATTCTCTCTTTCCGTACCTATCCCAAAATGATCCAATCCAACCCAAACCGAATAAAAGTTTACAGGTTAGCTACCAACCGATCAAACCGCTCCAGACTTAATACTATGGTTTTTATTCTGGCTACTGTTTCTTTATTTATGGCCTGTTATCTCACAGACAAAGGATTTAGAAATTGTCTACAGTCTGGCAAGTATTCTACAATCGAATGTGAAAAGTTACACCTCGGATAATTGTTCCAGACTATCCCGCCTTTTAATATCCGCCCCTACACCATCACTAGGGGCAGGATTTCAAAAAATTTTTTTATATAGAATGACACAGGGAACTTACTGACAAACCATAGATTAAGCTCTAAAATACTACAATATAATAATACTACAATATTACACTAATGTCAACTACTTTTTCTTATCTTCAACGCTAATAGATAGCTGTGGAGCGTTAATATTGATATTCTCTACACTCTCCCCTAGTACTCTACCGAGTGAATCCAACACTTGAGCAGCAGTTTGAAGCTGACCCTTCTTCATAGCTTGGTTGAACAACTTCATTCTCATCCCCTGGAGTCGTGACACCATCTTCTCTCTATCCTTTTCCCAATCCTCATCGTTCCAGGACTTTACCTTTCGCCAATCACTCCAGGCTGTTTCGATACCAATTCCTTCTGTAGCAGCATGTTCCAGTACTAATTGTCTGGTAGTTTTACCTTCCAACTGTCTTTTATAAAGTTTTTGCCTTCTGGCTTCAATTACTACATCAGGTTGTCTCTTGCCACATACCCTGCCATCCTGCTTATTAGCTCGCTCGGATGTAAATTGACCATTTGGATTACGAAGAATAGAATCAGCCACGGACTAAAATGCTATTGATACTTGAATAATAACCCTAAATATAGCGTTTGGTCGAGTAAAACACAGAAATTTGTCAAAATTTAAGCTAATCTCTACTACATGAGCACAAAAACAGCCGAAAATCTCTCCCTCCGATGGGCACAGGGGGAGGTGTTCAACGCAGAAAACAGATTCAGAGTCCTCGTAGCTGGCAGAAGATTCGGAAAATCCTACCTATCCTGCATCGAACTGCTAAAAGCAGCAATAAACCGCCCAGGCGAAACCTACTTCTACTGTGCCCCAACCTATCGCATGGCAAAAGACATAGCCTGGAAAGAAATAAAGAAACTAATCCCACCCCAATGGATACAATCCAAAAACGAAACCGACCTAAAAATAGAACTAATTAATGGATCGCTAATCGAACTCAAAGGAACAGAAAACGC